TCATATCGTCAAGTTGTACTTCTTCTTTGTTAGCGATCTTCTTACAGATAAACTCTAATCGGAGTCTGTATTTGGTTGATAGCATGTTAGTCTCTTAGTTTAAGTTCTAGATCCTCAAGTTTATGATACTCAGCATGTGCTCGGTCTTGCCGCTCACAGATAATGCTGAGAATATCATCCATAATAATATCGTTCTCAACGTAGTCGTCAAGGTACTTATCTAATGCTTCTTTTAGGTATCTTTTACGATGCCACTCAGGTGAATAGGGTTTGTAGTCCATAATAAAATCATTTCTTGGGAATGTTGTAAAGTTTTGGGTTAATTCTACCCTCACATTGGGTAATATTTTTTAAGTCATGACGATAGCGATCCCAATACCAATCAAAGATTTCAGACTTCTTGCCTGACATAACTACATCAAATTTTGTCATACCATCTTGTAGGTATTCAATCAAAAATGCATTGGTGGGCAGAGTACGGTCCTCTGCCACAGTGGGATCACAATCAGTGTAAAGTGTCTTCATGCAGTGCGACCTCCCCAGTTGATTTGGGGAAATGCTTCAGTGACACATGCTTTAGTAATCTTATACTTCTTACCAAGTTGCTTATCCTTCACCAGACAAAGAAGATTTGCTTCATCCTTATGAAGACCTTCTAACATTTGAATGAACATGTTTTCACGTCTGGACTGCTGGAGTCCATTGTTACCACCTTGCACAAAGTTATAAAGTAGACGTGCTTCCTTCTCTAGAACTGTGTGCTCAGTGCCAACGGGTGCCTCGTTCGCTTGAAATGGAACCTCACCCGCTGGCAGTTCACTAATAACACTATCATCAAAGTTCCAAATGAGTAGCATTCGGAGAGCGTCAGTATTATGTTGCTGAAGAAGTTCAATCTTCCTCGCTTTTGTTTTGGCGTTGCTTACTTTTTGTAGCACTTCAGAAATTAACAGTTTCATTTTAATAAATTAATTGTGTTTAGTCTTCGTCATCATCGTCAACGACAAAACGAACAGAGTATAAGTCAGATGTAATCGGGTTGCCATTGTCATCAATCATCTCAGGATGATCAGACAATCTGTTTGTGACAATAGAGTTTTCATAATACTCTCTGCCCATCCAACCAAATCCAAATCCAACAGCACTGAACAGGATGATTAGAAATCCTGAACAGAAAAGAGCTACTGAGATCATTTGCTTTCTCCCGACTTTAAACTTTTAGTGGAGAACCAAAGATCAAGATGGAAGTTGTACTCACGTCCCCATAACTTCAGAATTCTTTCGGAGGAAATTCTAAAATCAGGATCATGAGATCGCTTCCTCCTCGTCATTGTTTCTACACTCTTATTTAGTTTCATTTTTATAAAGATAGTCAAGTGCGTCCTGCATGTTACCAACATACTTTCCATCAAAGTAAACTTGAGGGAAAATACATCGCTTCGCTACAGGAATGTCTGGTTCTAGTTCAAGATATTCTGCGAATGACATACCTTCACCTTCACCTTCAACCAACCTGCGAACCTTTACTTCAATGAAAGGAATAAAGGATTCCAACAATACATTTCTAAGTGCATCACAATACTTACAGTCATTGATGCTGTAGATTTTTACTTCCATACCTCAATTCCTCATAGTATTCCATAAGTTCTTCGTCAGACATTTCATTGTAATATCCACTAAAAAACTTTGCGTTTAGAACAGATAGACTCTCATCATAATCATCAAAAAGAACAAACTGAATCTTCTTAATTAAAGATGAACGGTCCATGATTGTACTGTGGTGTGTCTTATTTATTATATCAGTCAGTCTTCTTCTTGTCAAGATTTGCAGCTATAACTACAGGATTCCTCAATGCATTCTTGAGTTCCTTTCCTACACGATTCAATGCCGACTTTAAATTCTTGGGCATTGGTTTCTTGTGTTCTGTTGGTTTGAATCCTTTACTCATGAAAAACCTCCTGGGTGAAAAATTTGGGCGAATTTTTTTTGCCCGATTTTTGGAATTAAACTTTGATTTTGGTTTAGATCCCGACATTGAATACACTGATCGCTCTAAGTTTTCCTGGCGATGGTGGTCTTAAAGAATGTAGATACTTACCATTGAAGATAAGCATCTTACCAAACTCTGGTTCAACCTCATGCTTGATTGGGAGTGGATGATTCTCCCAGTCAATGTCCTCATGATATAAAGTTCCACCATTAAGTTTATATTCATGACCGTTTACATAAATCTCATCACCCCCACCCTGTTCATGCTCAGCGTCAAAGATAATAGTGTTGCCATCAGATTCATTGAGGTACAAGATAGTACTATAGTGAGTATTATAGTTATCTACATGTGGATCAAAGAATTCGTATCCAGGAATATGATATGTCATATTTAAACATGCTCTAATGCATCCAGAATATTCTATATCCAATCCTTTGAGTGTGGTGTGAACAATCTCATAGAAAAAATTAAAATACTGTGACACTGGTCTATCATCCTGCCTACCAAACATATTGTGTGATAATTGAGGAAACTTATCTGATGTCGTCTCGGGGGTATAATACCACGGAAGTAATTTTTTAGACTTAATATTCTTGCACTCAATGAAATCATCACAGAACTTTCTGAGTCTATCAATGTCCTTGATCTTAACTTCTACAAAATCAATCATCAGAAAATACCTCGTCTCCAAACACTACTGTATCAAGTTGAGTATTGCACCATAAATCAAGTGCGTTCTCTTTATATGCAGCGATAGGTTTACCTCCTACATTCAACGATGTATTCAAAAGCATAGGAATACCTGTGAGAGATTCAAATTCTTCAATGAGAGAATAATATACTTCAAGATCTTTTGATACCGTCTGCGCCCTACAAGTTCCATCAACGTGAGTAATGGGAGGATAAAGTTCGCAATCAATCATGTCCATAACATACAACATGTATGGAGAAACATGTGGGAAATTAAAATAATTTTTTGCTTTCTCTTCAAGAACAGATGCACCGAAGGGTCTATAGAATTCTCTATTTTTAACCTTACCATTGATTACAGCCTTACCATTCTCAATAGATGGACTCATAAGAATACTTCTGTTACCAAGTGCTCTTGGTCCAACCTCACCATGTCCCTGATACCATCCAACAATCTCACCTCTAGCTAATCTCTCAGCAGTTTCTTTAATAGTTTTAATTGATGGAGGAGTTGACGGTGCCTCATCATCTTGCCAAAAAGGAAATCCAGTAGTGTCAAAATCTTCTTGATCATAATATCTTCTCAAGAATTCTACTGCACCAAGAGAAAGACCAGAGTCATTACAATGGGGAGGAATATGTAGATCGGGTCTAACTTTTCTAATCTCACTGTTAATAACAGTATTCTGTGCTACTCCTCCACTATAGCAAATGACATCATCTACCTCAGTATATCTCTCAAAAGTATCAACATAGACTTTTTCTGTTACTGTATGGGATTTAGAGACCCAATCACAGATAGTATTAAAATCTTTGTCATTCTTAAGTTTAAGACTGTCCCATTGAAATGCCATCCATGCTTTAGAAAGATTCTCTAGATTAAAAATTTTCTTGTTGTATGCATAATTAGATCCATATGCCTTCAGTCCCATAATTTTTCCAGCAAAATCTAAAGGGTCTCCAGTCATATCCAATCCATGACCAACAGAACTTAGAATCATGGCGACACTTTCATATGGTTTATATCCATTTCTCTTTTCAAGTTCCCTGAATCTAACAACAATTTTATCATCCCTGAAGATAGAGAAGTTAACACTATTGTCACCAAATCCATCAGAAACAATACTAACAGTAGGTTTAACTCCTAATGGCCAAACACTAAGAGCATGACAATAATGATGATCAACTCTATAGATAGGACAATCAAAACCAAGAACTCTAAAAATCTTTAAATTGATCTCATTGAATAACTCTTTTTCATCATACTCTACATGGACATGAGCAAACTTATCCATGACAATAGCAATAGCATCAACCTCTGAAGGATTAATACCCCACCTTCTAATAACTTGAATCCAAGAGTTTAAATCACCATATCCATGATGCTTTCTTTGAGCATTCCTTTCACAATTAGTATACTTTACATTTACACCATCTGTGTAGGTGATATTAGAATCATGATCGTCTAACCTAAGACCTATAAATTTCATACCTACAAAAAAAGAGGGTTGCTACACCCTCTAATTATAACAGTTTTAAAGTTGCTTGTCAAAGAGCATTGCCTCGGGGCAAGACTTCTTCTGGGAATACAAAAGATTCATGTGGCTGGTCAACAGGTGCCATCCAAGCACGGAGACCTTCATTCAAGAGAATGTTCTTCGTATAGAATGTTTCAAACTCTGGGTCTTCCGATGCACGAATTTCTTGAGATACAAAATCGTAAGCACGAAGATTGAGGGCAAGACCAATGATTCCAATGGAACTGGTCCATAGACCCATGACGGGAACAAAGAGCATAAAGAAGTGAAGCCAACGCTTATTGCTAAAAGCAATACCAAAGATCTGAGACCAGAAACGGTTAGCTGTAACCATGCTGTAAGTCTCTTCTTCTTGTGTTGAGTCAAATGCTTTGAAAGTGTTTGCTTGTTCACCATCTTCATACAGGGTGTTCTCTACAGTGACTCCATGGATTGCTGACAGGAGTGCTCCTCCCAGTATACCAGCAACTCCCATCATATGGAAGGGGTTGAGTGTCCAGTTATGAAATCCTTGTAGAAAAAGTAGGAATCTGAATATTGCCGCGACACCAAAGGACGGCGCAAAGAACCAACTGGATTGTCCCAGAGGGTAGATGAGGAATACACTAACAAATACGGCAATAGGACCTGAAAAAGCAATCGCATTGTAAGGACGGATTCCGATGAGACGTGCCAGTTCAAACTGGCGAAGCATGAAACCAATTAGGGCGAAGGCACCGTGGAGCGCCACAAAATTCCAGAGTCCCCCAAGTTGGA